TGACGCTTTGTTCGTCGACAATGACTTTCCGAAGCTGCTTGGCGCTGAACTCTATCGTCCGCATCCTGCGTACGTTGTAGAGATGGCAGCAGAGCCAGTTGTCGTTCACGACTTCTCCAAGCAGCCGGGACAGACGGTTCAACTCGACCGTTATCGCTTCTGGGGCAACCCAGGCAGCAAGGAATCTCGTGAGCGTACTGCAGAGCAGACCATCGGTACTGCGAACAGTCGCAATATCGTCAAGGACAAAGTTCTTGTGACGCTTCGAGAGTACACAGGCCCTGCAGATCCTAGTGATCCTACGCAGCCCAGTACATTCAAAATCGCACGCGAGACACTGATTACCGCACAGCGTCTGCTGTTAGATACCGGTAATCTTACTGCTTTCCACCAATCCATTGGCTCGCTTACGCTTCTGGATGATTATCGCCGCTGGCGTGATCGGGTGTTCATCAATGAACTCCTGAAAGCAGTTTCTAAGGGTCAAGCTTCCGACACCCAAGGTGGTTACTACTACCCTGGCGATCTCGCCGTCGGTTCGCTGACCTACAGCAACGCCGAACAAGCTAAGTTCGACGTTAAGGACGACCTGCTCCGCGTGGTTAAATCCATGCGTAAGCGTAACGTTCCTACCTATCAGGACGGTTTCTATCGCTGTGTATGCGATCCTACCTTCCTGATGCACCTGCGTCAGAACAGCGACTTCCGTGAAGTGGCTCGTTATCCTGGCAACGGTCAGATCAACCCCCTCATGTCGGGTATGCAGCCCAACGCTGCTATCTACATGGGTCAGGGCTTCGGTCAAGCCAGCTTCGTGGCTGGTGAGCCGATCATGCCCACCGGTTTCGTGTTCGAAGGCGTCCGCTTCTTCGAATCGACCAACATGCCCTCTCAGAGTCAGACTGCCACCATCGGCGGTACCGGTGCTTCCTACGAGAGTGCAATCGGTATGTTCTTCGGTCCCCAGAGCGTAGGCGTCGGTATCGGCGGCAACAACGCTCAGGTGCTCCTGAATAACAACGACGACTTCAGCCGTTTCATCATGATGATTTGGAGCCTGTACGCAGGTTTCGAACTCCTGAACGCTGACTTCGCCACCATCGCTTACTCCTTTAACGCTTGATAGGAGGTACTAACGATGGCGATCAACTCTAACCAGCTCCAAGTTGCCAAGATCTATCCTGGTAACTACACCAACGTTCTTCGTTACTGGCACGAAGAAAAGAGCGTCGTTTATAACGATGCAAACGGAAACTCCCAGACTCTGACTGGTCAGCCCGTAGGCGGTCCTGTCGGCGTGGTGTTCCGTCCCGGCTGGATTGCTCAGCAGGCTATTGGTTACGTTGACCTGTCTTACCAGGCCAACGGGTCCGTCAACCAGCTTGAGTACTATGCGCAGCCGTACGGCTCCGGCGTGAACGGTTCTAACCAATCGTTCAGCAGCGCCAATGTGATTATTCCCTCCCCGGATTATCACAAGGATGTCCGTTCTGATATCGCTGATGGTATCAAAGTGCCTGCCGGCGCTTATGTGTACCGCGCTTCGCTCCGTGTGGATGGCGGCGATGTCGTCAGCAGCGGTGTTACCGGCGGTTCCGCGACTCCTGAGCTCAGCCTCGTCCCTGCAGTTGGCGAAGGTCTGCGCAGTGACGGCACCGTGGTGTCCGGTCAGTTCGGCGTGTCCGTAACTGGTTCTAACAGCCGCATCACGAACGGCAGCAACGCCTCGGTGAACATCATCGACTCCAGCAGCCTGTCTGCTCTGGGTTCTGAGACCACCTGGAAACTGTTTGCCACTCAAGACCTGGGCGGTGTCGCCGCTTCTGGTCTGGCTCTGGCTTCGGGTACCTACGATCCCCGTGCCCAGGCTGGCAAACTGGCCGGCAACAACAAGGCTCTCGCCGTGTGCGAAGTCTGTTGGATCGTGCCCGACGCTGCTCCCAAGCGCGACGACCTGGCTCTGCAGCCCGGCGGCGTGGTGGAATCCACCATCTACACCTCGACCACGCCTGCCTGATACAATCGGGTCGGCTAAGG